ATGATTGTAATACCCATTACTAAACTCCTTGTCTAATAACGCTAACGCTTTGAGTTCCTGACGCAACAACACCATAAAGTGCTTCGCCTGTTTGTAGTTCAATAGCGAACGCAACTCCACCCTCTAGAGAATATCCGTATGAAATGGTAGTGACTCCGGCTCCGCCTAAATAAACAGTAGCGCCACCGGCAGGATTTTGTACTAAAACTGTTTGTCCATCTCGTCCGGCTTCTGCGGCAGAAAGAAGGGTCGCAGTCGCTCCGACTGAAACAAGTCCGTGAGTTAATGCCATAATTCCTACTTTCGGTGATAGGGCAAGTTCTACCCTGCCCTATCTATTAAGTTCTTACTCTTGTGAAAGTTTATCAGCCACTTTCGCCTTAGGTTTGGCGACAGGCTTATCTTCAACTTTCGGTGCTACTTCTTCCTCAATAAACGCGATATAGCGATTTGAGGATAACGACCTAGCATTTCTCCAGCCAGAAACATCTACGATATCTCCGGTTTCTAATACTTTGCCGTTGTGGGTAACGCGCTTTAGGATTTTAGCCTTCACGATTACTTCCTATACAGAACAACCGCAGTTGTTGAAGCCAAACGCGCCACGAAGGTCGCACTTGAAGCCGCAGAGATAACCGCCGAACCAACGATAGTGGTTCCGGTGTTTACAGTAAGAGTCAAAGCATGGGTATCAGCCGCAAGATTGATTACGGTGAACTCAAAGCCAAGACCAGTTTCAGTTGTAGCATCAACTGCGGCAATAATTGTCGCGGCAGTTGGGGCTTGTAAGTTGCGAGCCTCTGTCGGGGTAGCGGTAACAATTCCGCCCAAAAGATTTGCCGCAGTAAAAGCCATAGAAGCGCCATCTTCAATGTTTGCTACTGAAACGCCCTTACCGAACGCACCAGTTACATAAGCATCGTCAGCAACCTCTAGGTCTGTTCCTACATTTACTTCTCCGGTTGAATCAATATCGCTTCCGGAAATTAACTTTCCTGCTATTGCTTCACCTTTTGTAATACGAAGTGGATTTGCCATTTATTTTTATCTCCTAAATAAAAGAAGGGAGTGAACTAATTGTAGCCCACTCCCCTCTTGTTTAATTACTACGCAACGATTGTTGTCCAGAAGTATCCGAGGTCGGAGCCGATAACTTTGTTATCAAACGCCATTTCTGCCTCAACACGCTCTGCCTTCAATGATTCCATACGGAACGAAGAAACACCAATTGTTGAACCAATTCCACCTGAAACACCAGTCCATGAGAAGTGGTATCCAGCAGAAGGAGTTAGCAAGCCAGGATTTGGAGCAACATGGCATAGAAGTGCAGACTTGCCATAAGCAAATCCATACGCACCAGTTGCGCCTTCGTTGTTGGTTGCCTTAACTGCCTTAGCAACAAGAACGCGGTCTAGGTCAAACATACGAGCGAGCATATCCTCGGTAATTGTTTGGCTAGATGTGTACTTGATGCGGTCAACAAGGTCTGGGTGATTCTTTAGTTGGCGGAATACATCATAACCGAGTACGAGAGTATTTGCCTCCATACCGGTATTTGAAAGGATTTCGCTCTTTGCTGCTTCGATATCATCGATTGGGTCAGATGAAGTGTAATCAGACCACTGCTTTGTCTCACCCGAAGATGGAACACCAGAAACACCAGTTACATCATCTGCCCAAACACCAGTGGTGAAGAAGTCAGATACGAACTGTAGTTCGCGACGAAGCAAGAGGCGGTGAGTTACGAACTCTGTTGCCTCACGAAGTGGGTTGAGTGGAGCATCTGCGTTAGCAACAACTTGGTCGCCTACATCCTTGTGGAATGCCCATACATCAGAAGAGTAGGTATCGGTGGTGAGGTTGTATCCGCTACCAGCAGACTCGGTTGCGTCTGCTCTGCGTTGTGCCTCATCACGGAACCAGTCGTTCTTTGTATAAACGAAGAACTTGTCGGACTTCTTATCTACCGGAACGATAGGAAAGACTTTGTCCGCAATAAAGTTATCTTGCTTCTGTAGATAGGCTACAGAAATATTTGTGAGAATCGCGTCAACATGTACGCTATTAACATTTGGCTGTGGCATTTAGTTCATTCCTCCTTATTGCGCACGCGCCGAGGAAGCACAATTGACAACAGCAGTTAGGATTTCTCCGTCTGCCGCAATTTCAGTTAGTGCGGTTCCAAGGATGTACTGGGTTGTGGCAGTACCAACAGCGATGCTGTCAGCCTTACCTGCGGATGTTGTGGAAAGAACTGCGCCTTCAGTTACGGCTTCGCCAGCAACTAATTTTGTTCCGCCGACAACAAGAACTTCTGCCTCTTGTCCTGCGGTTGGAGCATTTTGTAATACGCCAATTGGTCGGTCAGTATTAGCCGCAACTGCTGCTGCTTTTCCTGCCGAATCCAACTTGACGAAATGATACTGCTTCGCGGAAAGGTCAGACGCCGCAACGAGGGTGACCTTTACGGAATAGTTACTAATTTCGTATGCCATGATTTATTAGGCACCTTTCTCGCTGAGGTATTGCTTGTACAAGTCAGGATTAGAAAGAACAGCCTCAGAGAATGCCTGTTCAAATGTTAATCCGTTTTTGGCTTCAACTGCTGACTTAGCCAAAGATGTTAGTTGGTCGTATGCGTTTCCAGTTGCTGGATTTGCAGACTTTCCGATTTCAGCAAAAATGTTTGCTGACTCTGCTTGTGCGTTTACGGAAGTAAGTGCTTCCTCAACGGACTTAGCAAGGTCGGCATCAACTTCCGCTAATTGACGGAGAGCAGGTCCAACTTTGTCGGCATCAAGACCTAGATACTTCCAAGCCTTTGCCTTCTCAACGGCTTCTTCGTTTGCGCGAGCAATACGCTCTGCCTTGAGAACTCCTTCAACTTCTGCCACGCGAGCATTAGCATCGCTTGTGGCTTTTTCTAAATCTTCCAACATCTTACGAATTGGCTCTGGTGCTTCTTTGACCAGCGAGGTAATGTCGTCTTCTTTCTTCATTTCCTCGTCCTTGTGCTTGACTTTCGCGAGTTTTTTGTTCGCGGCATCAAGTTCTTCTTCAAGTTGGGCGATTTTGTTCATCATATCTTCGTAGGACATCTTCTTTGCCTTATCAACTTCTTGAGTTGCTGGGGCATCAGAGACGACTTCTACTTTTTCGTCTTGCGCCATGGGTTCCTCCTCAGTCCCTTTCTGGAACAGACTTTCATCTGATTTGTTTTCTTCTTGCTTTAGGTCTGAAAGAAGGTCGTCCATGCTTGTCAGATTATCCGACTTAATGACTAACCAACCTTCGTGAAGATGAGCAGGATGGTCAACGCCCGACGCTTCCTCTATGTTTAGAGAAACCATCTTTCTGGCTTTCGGCATTCTTGCTCCTTATCGTACAGATAGTTCCTGTTAAATCGCGGTTCTATCTATTTTCCAATAGTAACACACGATGGGGTTTAGTTTAGCGAGTGTTCGCCTTGATTTGGCGTTACAACCGCGTTTCCCAATGGCGTGTTCTTTACTTGGAATTTTATCTGATTTCTGAGGTAACAGTCTAGGCAGATTTCGGTATTTCCCCATTTCCTACCGGAAAACTTAGGGTTGAAAAAATGCTCACAACTAGGGCATTTTCGGGCTTTCGCCATTATTTAACAGGTCCTCCTGAAATCCATGCTCGGCAAGTTCTTTTAGAAGCACACTTGAAATCAAAGGCTTCGCAGTAGCCTAACTCTCCTGCCGCATCTATTTTGTCAAACTCATCTTGGCGGTCTGCCCCTGTTAGCCCAGAAGCAATACAAGACTTCATCTCTTTAGTGACAATAAATGCCGCACAATTACCGCATTTCTGTTTCTTTGCGTCTGCTACGGTAACGCTCCACTCATCAGCCAACTTACGCCAGTATTCGGGATTTGGCTCTGCTGGATTTAGAGGTCCATACATCGCCGTATCTATGGCTTTCTTGCGGTTCTTGAGATTTGTGGCTACATCTTGAGTAGCCGTAGGGCATTTATCGGGCATTTATTTATGGCCCAAATATGTTATCAACATCTAATCCCAAATTTTCAAAAGTTTTGTCTGGGTCTTGAAATATCTCAGTCAAAGATTCATACAAACCTTGAGCCACATCATCTGCGTCGTAATCACTATTGCTAATGTTGCCCATTACTCCGTCTAGTTTATCTAGACCACTTTGCATCTTGGCTTGTTGCTTTTTGCCTTTTAATTTTGCGGCATCTTTGAAATCTTGTCTTGCTTTGGCTGTTTGATTCTTTAATCTCTCAAAAGACCGATATGCTTTCATATCTTGGTAGCCGAGAGCCTTAGAAGATAAGGAATCAATTTCATCTTCTGTTTCAGATACTGCTGATTCAAGTCTTTCCGAAATTACTTGCCTTTCCTTATCCGCAGTTTCATTAGTAAAAGGATTTACGGCATTTGGGCTAGAGGAAGGTGCGCCTGTAAATGGATTTACCCTACCGCCACCCTTGCGACCGTGGGTCTTTTGGTCATGAGAACCATGTTTGGTTACGCGGTGAAGAAGAATGTTTGAATCTTTATTTGACTTACTTAAAAACATTACTTCTTCTCCTTTGAAGCCAATGGGTGGCTATCTGGTAATAAGTCTGTATCATACGCGCCTCTCTTGAATTTTCCGGTACGAAGCGCATGTAAGAAGCCATTAACGCGTCCATAAGCCCATTGTTCGCGTCCGGTGACAGTAGGG